GAAGAATTTCAAATTATAGAGATGCCAGAAGAATTTGAAGACATGGTTATGGATATGCCAGACGAGATGCCTGACATGGAAATGCCAGCTGACATGGAGGATGCATTCACTATTATATCAGACGAGATGCCAGAAATGGAAATGACAGAAGAAATGGAAGAAGAGTTTGTTGAAANGNTCGAAGATGATATGCCAGAAATGGAGGAAATGCAAGAAGAACCNACTACAATGGAAATGGCAGAAGAAGAAAGTATTGACATGGAGCCCGAAACAGAAGAAGATACCATGGAAATGCCTAGTGAAGAGGCTGAAGAAATGGAGGTAGTTGAAAATGAAAAGCCCCAAGAGAATGAAAAACCTTCTGAAAGTTCTGAAGAAGCACTGGAAGAAGAGTCGGGATCGGAAGAAAGCGTTTCAGAGACTGTTGAGGATGAGAAAGAATCAATGGCAGAAACAGATGTCGCTGACGACGGAGGAATTAAAACCAAAAACATTGAAGTCAGCAAAACTATAAAGATTAAGAATGTAGATGTTGGCGAAATAAAGATAAGAGTCAACCCAAAAGACATATTTAACGAGGTCGTTAGCCTAGATTCATACGAAGGTAAGGATTTTTACAAAGATGACGGCCTCAAATACAAGGTAAATGATGACTTTTTTGATCAAGCTAGCATGATTCAATACAACAAAGAAATATACACAAACGTTACTTTGATAGCGTACATACAGACTGATCCTGTGACTATGCACAGACAAGAGCTAGAAGAATTGGCTATACAAAAAGCAGGCATTATGTTAGAACTCAAGCTATTAAGAGGTAACTAATGAAAATAATAGAAAAATTATCAACGTATGCTGCATTAATCGGCGTTATAGGGGCCATAGGCGGAGGTTTTTACACTTGGGGCCAGTTTAATACACGCCTTGATGCAATAGAAGCTACACCATCTGTAGATCTATCTCCGTTAGTAGAAAAAGATAAAGAACTATCTGCAAAGATAGAGGATGCACTATTATATGCCAACGAATACAAAGTAGATTTAATAGATAGAATTAAAAAAGTAGATGATAAAATTACTCCTGTTGATCTTACAAAAGTATTTAAAGAGATTGGCAAAGTGCGAGAGCAAATAGCTATGCTGCCAGAACCATCTGATCTACAGCCTATATATGATGCACTACAAGCATTAGAAGAATATGGTTGGGAATTAGAAGAAGCTGTTGAAGAGCTAAGCAAAGCTGCAGCAATTGTAGCAAAAGAAAATGAACTACAAGATATTCAAATAAAAGAAATAAAGAAGAAGTCTGACAATCCTTTACTTAAGTAGCATAATCAATTATTAATTTTAACATACTATGGACGCCGTTGTTGCGTCCTGGTGTTAACAACGTATCTAGCCTTAACATTTTAAATTCATCTTGATCAAAATCAATGATGTCCTGGGCCGAAGATCCACTGTACACGTCTGCTATGAGACAGACCATACCTTTAGATATAAGCGCCATTGAATCTGCACTAAAATAAATTTTATCTTCTACGTAGTGTGGTACTAACCAAGTCGAAGTTTGACAGTTACTAACTTCAAACTCTTCCATCTTATGTTTAGCTGCCATGGGCACAGAATTTTTTCCAAAATCCATAAGCCAAACGTATTTGTCTTGATCGCCTCTTATACTATCTAGAATTCTTGCGTATCTTTCTAGTTTTTCTTTTATCATTCTTAACTTCTTTCATCCAATCTTCTTTAGGTCCATAGTAGTATGCAATTGTTTCTTCGTACGGATATATTTTTCTTTTTTCTTTGTACGTTTGTAAAATATATTTAGACATTGCAACTCTCTAACATTTTTATACAAGCAACTTTATCTACTACTGTTGGTAATGGTTCTAAATCTTCTATAATTATTTCATCATCATCTTGTTTCATGTATGCACAACCAGATAAAACTAAAAAGAAGATAAAAAAGTAAAAAACGATTAAAATGGGCCATACAATCACCCGGGTCATCTGTTTAAGACCCGCTAGCGGGCTGTTTTTAGGCCTTTTTATTTCGCGGAATTCTGCCGTTTCTTTGTTATACGTCCAAACGGCCATTTCTTCATTTTTTCGCCACTGATTCGTCATCTTTCATCTCCATTTCATCTATTGTCCAATTACACTGTTGTATTGCTCCTTGAATTTGTCCAACACTTGACTCCATGTTCCTAATAGCATCTCTTCCTTGATTGATTTTATTAACGAGATCAGTCATTTGTTTTTCTAATTCTTTTTTTCTATTTAATATTTTTTCTTTCATTCTATACTCCACATAATCCTTCACATTCATCAGCAAACTCTTCATCAAAAGTTTCACCAAATAGTGATGGTTGTTTCTTTGGTTCTAAAAAATCTATATCACGAAGTGGTTTCGCTGATTTATGCAAAAACAATTCTGTTGTAGTATTTTTTAAACCATGTCTTATCTTATCATCAACCTCACACGCATCAGCAAAATCTTCTGGATAATTCTTTTGCATGTTTTTCCACTGGTCGTTGTGATGATAAGGGCAGCCTATACATGATGACTTACCAGGCATAGGATGTTTCTTTATATCTCTGTACCATTGTAAACAATCCATACGAGACATTTTCATTTCTATTAAAGGCCAACGTGATGTCAACCACGGTAGTCTTGCATTCTTCATACGCATAGCTTCATCTGTAGATATACCTATCCACTGTTCTACTATCATATCTTTTTTAACTCTATGTTTTGGTTTGATGCCAAGTAGTTCTCTTATCTTTTTTTGTATTGGTATAACTTTGTAATCGTGTGTGCATTGTCTATACAACATGCCTACTCTTTTCTTTCCTCCTTCATTAGGACGTGATGCAAACAACGGCGGGTTGGGCACACGTCCTGCAAAGGATTTTTCCGCTTCTCTAGACCCTGGTTCTGGGTTCGCTGCTTTGATGAGGTCTTCTCTGATGTTTCCTCTCTCAACAGTAATAATCGGACAAATCGTTATGGCTTTCTTTAAATATTCTACATGCTCGTATACAAACTTAGGTTCCCACCCTGTGTCTGCAAATATCATATAATCTGGTTTGTGTTTTGTTAATCCTTCTTGTGCCATGAGCGCCAAACAGGATGACTGAACCCCTGCACCGAGTGATAGAATGCGCAAGGTCGGCTCTCTTTTGTTTCCTTCTTCGTCAAAGTATTCTGGTTCTTTTGTTGCTGCAACTGCTGCCATATTGTTGAGCTTTTTTTGATCAACTTTTGTAGACATTTGCTCAAGAACTTTTCTTCTCTCATACTCCATCTGCTCCGGATTTATGGCAAAATTGTTTTTCTTTATTGCAGCTCTAGCCTTGCCTTGATCTCTGTATCCTGGTTTACTCACTTTGCGTCACCCCAGTTATCTTTAATTTTGTAATCAGCGTTTGATGGCACTTCTAGTTTTATACAGTTTTCCATAATATATTTAATTTCTTTTGCCTCTTTATCAGATTTTACACTACAGTTCAATTCATCATGAACCTGTATTAGTGGTATTATACCTAGTTGTTCGTATATATCAACCATTGCTTTCTTTGTTTGATCTGCAGCTGTGCCCTGTATTAGCCTGTTTAATGCTTTGTATGTACCTGCACGCTTGATAGATCCACCCCATTTTGTCAATGCCTCATCATGCGATACTGCTTTGTGAAACACACCTGGATCATACCATGATGGCTCCCACATATCAAACTTGCATCTTCTACCAAGGTAAGTTCTTATAGATCCTATCTGATTTGCTCTGTTCATCACAGCCTCTAACATACCTTGCATAAATGGCACCTTCTCTCTAAACTCTTTCAACATGTCTTTTGCATCCATAGGAGCGATATCTAGATCCACAGCAAGCTTTTTATAGCCCATGCCATACATGACACCTAGGCCTATGGTTTTAGCCAACCTACGATCAATTCCTGCCATTTCTGCTGTCTGTTTGTGAAAGTCTAAACCCTTTATAAATGCTTGTTGTACCTCTTCTGCACCATCATTTTTATTTAATATTGCAAAATGTGTAAGTATGCGNGGNTCNTGCTGTGAATANTCTGCAGACAACCAATACTCTCCTGGTTCAGGTATAAATAATTTACGTAGTTCAGATCCATATTCACTTCTTATTGGCATCTGTTGTAAGTTTGGTGCATACATAGAAAATCTACCTGTAACTGTGCCACCATTGTCACCACGTATTTGATTTATATGTGCGTGTAATCTACCTTCGTGTATGTGTTTTGATATACCATCTATGAATGTGCCTTGTAATTTGTTTAACACACGTGCCTTTGTAATCATTCTTGGCAATTCATGTTTGTGTGTTTCTAAAAATGTTTGTGTAAAACTAGGTGCACCAAGTGCTGTGCGTGGGTATTCTAAGTTAACACTATCGAATGCCTGGGCCACAGACCGTGCTGCAAAGATTTGCACATCATTACCAACTATGTCTTTTATTCTTTTAAGATTACTTTTTCTCTCTGTTTCTAAGCTTTGTTCTAAGACCATGCGCTCTCTCCATATCAACTCTTACACCACGCTTTGTCATGTTGTAGATAACTCTTATTAATCTACACTCCACATCGTATACTTTACCTAAATCATTCTTCTCTATCTCTGCTATAAATCTCTCGTGTAAACGCCATGTAAGTTTTGCATCAGCTTCAGCATATTCTCCTACAAACTCTGCGGGCAACTTATACATTTCTGCTTTAGGATCTAATCCTAGCTCTTCTGCTTTTGCTTTTAATAATGATTCATTTTTAAATTCACCAAGATATTCTGCTACCATGCTGTTCAATGTAAACGAATATCTATTCTCATTTAACAATGCTGCAGCTATCATTGTATCGTGTATGTAACCTTTCACTTCTATGCCTATTACACTCAACCAACCAATGTCATACTGTGCATTATGAAATACTTTTTGTATGGATTCATCTTCACACACAACTTTTATATATTTTATGACATGCTCTTTATCCATGTTGCCACCACCCTCATGATCAATAGGATAGTAAGCAGTAAAGTCACCACTAGATATTGCTATACCTATAACTTTACCCATCTTTCTTGGCCAACCAGGACCCATCTTCTTTAGTTCTGTATCACAAGTTTCTAAGTCTATAGCGACAACTTCTTTGCCTTTCATTGACGGAAACTCTGTGGGGTGTAACCACTCTGCCTTTACTTCGTTCTTCTTAAAAAGATCCGCTGTCATCTATTTCACCTGCTATTGCTGCATAACCTGCTATATCAACAAAGTTATCTATGTTAAATTTCTTACCTTTGTTATTTCTAGATATTTTCAATAGTATCATCATTAGAGCTACATCACTAGGTGTAATATTAGCCATTGGTTTTAACTTATCATCTAAAAATATATTCCAATACTCTGCAATATCTGCATGATTCTTGTAAGCATCACCGTGTGATAAATTTCTATCTCTAGATATTATTCTACTGGCCTCAGCTAATATTTCTTCTTTTTTCATATTATAAATCCTCTTTCTTTTTGCGGTTGAATTATATGTAGAGATTTTTTAGCACGCGTTGCCCCTACATAAAATACTCGATTTGTGTCATCAGAATTAATCTCCATTTCATCCTGATTAGCGCGTGATAAATCTGTCATTAACACTACGTTATCGCACTGGCCACCTTTTGACTTGTGTATTGTGCTTAAATTTATTTTAGGTTTTTTATCTAAACCACCATGTAATTCTAAAGATTGTAAATAAGATTTTTCTGTATCACCCATAGATTTAAAAGTAACATCCCAAGGTTGACCAGATGGAATCAAACCATGATGCATCACTAGTTCTTCAAGACTGTAAAATTTATTTTCTTCTAATGTCTTACCTCCTTTATAACCCCTTTCTATATCTTCGCCAACTTTTAAATTAGAGTAGATTGCCATGACATCAGAATAAGATATTGTTTGATCCTCTAGTCTCTTCCATGCACTCACTGCTTTTATTAAACTTTCTTTTATAGGCAGTTTATTATCTACGGTGTATGGTAGACCTAAATTTTTCAAATTCATTTGTAAATCATCTAGCATGTAACCACACGTTGCAAGTGCAAGCCAATTACCTTCACTCATATCAACAAAGTCAACGTCTTGATGAAATCTAACTTCACCTTCTACATCTCTTGGCTTCCATTGTTTTGGTCTTCTTTTATTTATTCTGCTTACAATGTTGTCTGCTATTTTGTGAACAGATAAAGGACATCTATATGATTGTTTCAATACACTAACCTCACCCTCCATGTTTATAAGATGCTCTACGTCTGCACCCATCCATCTAAATATAGCTTGATCATCATCACCACTAACATAAACTCTTTTACTGTTATCCCATATCTTCTTACACATTCTCCACTGTAGTCTTGTAAGATCCTGTGCCTCGTCAACAATAACAACGTCTAATGGAGGAGTAGTACCAAACTCTGCAAATTGCGTAAGCATGTCTGTAAAATCAAACTTGTTATAAGTTTGTTTGTAATCTTCAAAAGAACGATAAGCCCACAGCAGTTCATCCCAAGCATAATCTAAATTAGAATTATTGTAGAACTCCTGCAGCTCTTGATCTTGCATCTTTGATTTGTTTATGTCTCTTAAATATTTGTTATCAGTTGTAACAATACCATTGTCCTCCCAATCAGCTGTTACTCTTTTCAACTCTACACCATACTTGTCAGAAAACTCACCATAATCTTTACTGTCCATTATTTCTGATTTTGTAAAACCCATTTGTCTTTTACCAAATGCATGTAGTGTACAAAAATATGGTAGATCTTTGTCTGTAAGATTAAATTTTGCCTTTGCTCTGTCACGTGCCTCGTTTGTTGCTTTTGTTGTAAAACTAACAAATGCTATTCTGTCTGGTGCAGTGCCCTTCTTAAGCTCCTGGTCCACGATCCGCAGTAGGTTTTCAGTTTTACCTGTGCCTGGTGGTCCAAGTATTATCTTAATCTTACTGTGCATTTGCCATCCTTTCCTACAAATATAAATTTCATCTTCAATCTTTTTTGTTCTTGTGTTAACCTTCTAAATATACGTGTGCCAGGTCTCCATGTTTTACGATAACTCTCACTCTTTACATCGTATATTTCAACTCTACCTTGCTCATCTATTGCTATAAGATCTGCTGGACCAAGACCATGTAAATTTTTAAATACAAAAAATCCTTGCTCTATCAAATACAGTATTGCTATCTGTTCACTTTGCATTCCTTTTTTTAGTTTTGGTAATTTAGAATGGCGTCGCATTTTGTTTCCTCACTTCATGTTCTGAGTCTTGTTCATCAAAAGATGGTACACCCCATGTGTTAACACCCTTATTTTTTA